AACAATTTATCTTGAAAATGGTGCAGAAAGTTTAGAAATTGGTAAAGAATATTTTATTGAAGTTTATCCGAAAACAGAATGGGGATTATTTGGAAATAAAATAGAAATGTCAGTGACTTTAGTTGGGAAGAACATACCACCTACACCAGTATTTTTTACAGATAGCTCGGGAACTCCAATAACAAGTAAAACTTTTGAAAAAGAATTTGATTTAACTTGGGAATTTTCAGTTGATGCCGATGATGATACCTATGAGTTGAGATACGGAAATATATCATCAACATGGGAAACAGCAACATTTTTATGGCAAGGTAGAGCTGAAAAATATATATGGCAACCAGACGGTTCCGTTTTAACGAGTAATACGGTTAGAGTGTGGATAAAATCAAGAAATAGAAGTAAATTAGAACAGACTGATGCCTCATATATTGACTGTACAAATAATGCACCGAGTACTCCGAATACCCCCACAATAATAACAGATGGCTCTATATTTACCGTTACGATAGAAGAAAAAAACACAATAAATGATAAAGATATTATTAATTATGAACTATATAGAGTTATAAATGGAGTCGAAGACACAATACCAACTATAGTTCAAGCAGGAAATACTCAGATAAGTGTTGATGGAGGAACTAATTTAAAATGTAGAATAAAAGCTGTAGATATGTTTGGTCAAAAAAGTTCTTTTTCAAATTATTGTGATATTAAAACATTATTTTTACTTTATTCTCAAAATTCAGTAACTATATTTCCATCTGGAGATTCAACCGGATTAATAGATTCTCAAAATATATTTTTAGCTAATGAATATTTAAAGAGTTTTTCTGGTGGAAGTATAAATTTGTCAAGTGGAGCTTTTTATATAAAATATAGTGTAAGTATTCCAAATTTAATAGACATGACTTATTCTTGTTTGCTTTCTGGTTCTGGTGCAACTGAATTGAATATAATAAATTCAACCGCTTATGTTATAACAAACTCAAATTTAAGCATATCTAATTTGACGATAAAAAGCTCATCGTATATATCAAATTATCAAATATCGTCAAAATCTATTTCAAAATGTAATATTGAAAATCTCGCAATAACGGCTAATATGACAGAAGCATCACACTTTACAAATTCTAGTTGTAGTGGTAGTGTTTCTAATTCTGAATTTACAAATTCTAATTGTAGTGGTAGTGCAAACTATTGTAACTTTAATGGAGATTGCGATATTTTTTTAGGTAGTGCATACGGATTAAAGTATAAAACAGATATAAATACCACAAAAGACATATATATAGAGGACGCAGTTAATTGTGATTTTTTTCATAGCTATGTATCAACAACCACATCTGAGTTTAGATTTGGATTTGTGAATGGGTGCAACTTTTATATGCAAAATCAAAATATAAACATAAATGGAAATGTTTCAAGATATTCATTTGTTACTCGAATTTCAAATTCATATTTGGACGTTAATAGATTAGATGTAAATATGGTAGTTGAAATTGTTGGCTCTACGATTTTATGTTCTGGATTTTATGGAAATCCAATTGTAAGAGTTTTTGGAGCACCACCTATGTGTGGAGTAAGGTCTACTCTTGGAGATATATCAATTTCATCTTCTACTGTATCTTGTTCTTCATTTGACAATGGAACAGTTCAACAATATGATACTTGTTTAAGTCAAAATGTAATAGATAGTTTCAATGTTATTTTGAATAATTCATCTGTTTCTATTTCTGGATTAATGACAGTAAATGGAAGTCTTGTTCAGAATTATTCAAACTTAAGTTATGGCTCTTTTTCTAACCCTTATAGTCCAGCTGGAAGACACTATATTTAACACATTTAGGAGATTTTATGAAAAACAAAAGTTTTATATTTTTTACGATTTTACTGATTTTTGCTTTAAACATTAATGCAACAGAATCATTTACTTACATAAGTGGAAATGACTCGATAAGAGATTTTCCACCTATATTTAACGCTGATATTCAAATATTAGCTGGAAGAAGATATGAAAACACTTCTGCACCAACAATTAATAACGATGGTGTTGATACTGCTGGTGAAGGTAGAACATTTGATGTTGGTAATTTATGGTTGAATACTTCATCCGGTCAGTATTATATATGTATTGACAATTCAACGGGTGCTTCTGTATGGAAAATCATAACATTATCAGCAAGTGACATAAAGACATTATATGAAAGTAATGCTGATACAAATGCCTTTACTGATGCTTTATTGTCAAAAGTTAATTCTACAGAAATATTTACAAGTGCAGAAAAAACAAAGTTAGGTACAATTTCTGATAACTCAAATTGGGTCGAAGACTCTGCTACAAACGGAAATATATTAATTGATTCTGTAGAAACAACGGTATATGACGATAGCAATGTCGTTAAATTAACAGGTGACCAAGCTATTGGTGGCACAAAAACTTTCAGTGATTCAATAGCCGTTGACACCATAAACGAAAAAACTTCTGCTAATGGTGTTACTATTGATGGAGTTCAATTAAAAGACGGTGGTGGTGTTTTTAGTGGAAATGTTGGGATAGGGACAACACCATTAGAAAAATTTCACATTGATGGCGGAAATGACGGTAGAAGTTTATTGATTACTAGAAATTCAGATGCCGGAATTATTTTATTTGAAAAGCAATCAAATGTCCTCAAAGGTTGGAAAATTAAATCTACTGATGGAAGTTTCGCTTTACAAAATGTTGAAACTACTTATGGTAACATCGTAAAAAGCCGATTTTCTATATCATCCGACGGCATAGTCAGTATCCCTAATCAGAGTTCGTGTGATATTGAAAAATCTTCAGCACAAACACTTACAAATACCATCGGAGCAAATATCGCAAATTATACTTCAACCTTAGATAATACTAATGTTATATTGAATATGACAAACGGCACAATAACAATAGATGAAGCTGGAACTTATTTTGTTAGTGCAGTGGTAGTTTTTGATATAAATGCCACTGGTGGCAGAATGGCTAATATTAGAAAAAACGGGTCTGCCACAAATCTAATTCAAAGAGTTCAGGCAATTCCAACTTATGGAACTTATATAAATCTTTCTGGTATTGTAAAATGTTCTGTGGGTGATACATTGATTGTGCAAGCAACACAGTATTCTGGTGGGGACTTAGATGTAATTTTTGCAAAATTTCAGGTAGTAAAAATAAAATAAAAGGAGAAATTATTATGGGAATTTTAAAAGATGGTTTGTATATTAATTGTAATAAAATTACAAAAAGAGAAAGACATGATAAAACTTTTATCGAAGATGGTGTTAAGGAAGTCGTAGATACTCTATTTTTTTATACTATGGTAAATATATTCGATAGTATAGCAAAAGAAAATAAAATCAGTATATGGCTTGACCTTGAGTGTCCATATCAAGAATCCATATCAGATACGGATATTTACAATTTACTTAAAACCAAAGTTATATCCTACAACGATGCGTTTGGTAGAAAAATTGAGATTGACCTAACAGAAGAAACAAAAGATTGTTAAAGTTAAAATAAAATGATAATAAAATAAGATAAAGTAACTCAAATGATATACCTCAATAACATAAAGGAGAATATGTGGAGGAACAAGATGATAGATAGAAATATTTTAAGAAGACCAAAGCTTATCGGTATAGTATTTGAGTCAAACGGCACTTCAATTTTTTCAAAAATGATAAGATTTTTAACTCATTCAAAATATTCTCATGTCGAGTTTATATTTGAAAATGATATTACTTTTGGCTCAAGGGAATTATCTGGAGTCAAACAAAGAACAATTGCGAGTTTTAATGAACCTCAAGTATATGAATTTGTAAATTTTGAAAATGAAAAAATAACAATAACTGATGAATTAAATAGCAAGATATGGGATGAGCTTGATAAACTTGATGGACAAAAATATGATTATCTCGGAATACTTGGATATGTTTTTAATAAACCGGATATGCACAAAAGTGATAGATGGTTTTGTTCTGAGTTAGTATTTTATGTCTGCAAAAAGGTCGGATTAAGGTTGTCGAATAGACACGAAGATTTTTATGTGTCACCATCCAATATAGCCATAAGCCTAAGATTAAAACCCAAAAAGGATTAACCCAAATACCTCATACTACCGTTTTAGGAGATAGTATGGAAAAATGTTTTGTAGAATTAGTAAAACTATTTTCAAAAGTTTATGAAACTGACGGCTTGCAAAGTTTTGTAATGGTTGTTGGATTTACTATACTTTTGATATTGAATGTACTGTTGATGTATGCAATTTATAAAATGGATAAGGCTAATAGGGCTAAAGATGAAAAATTTCTTAATTTATATACTGATGCTATAGTTCCTGTTGTTTCCATGATGAGAACTATATGGTTTCTTAAACATGGAGAAGAATACGAGTCTAAGAAAGAAAAAAAGAAAAATGACAATGAAGAGGAAGGGTAATTATGATGCATATATTAGGACATTTAATTTTCGTATTAGCAATATTGTCTTTGTTTTTTGGGATGTTCGTAAAAACAATAAAAAGACACGAAAACACGGATATTTTTAAACAAAGTACATTTAATTTTTTTGAAGAAATAAATATCGACGAATACTGGAAAGACCTTAGGGTTAGAAATGATTATGACAAAATAATGATAATAGAAAATGGTAAACTCAAAGATATACCTGAAAATAAAGAAAAAGGTAGTGAAATATTATGAGAAAGATTATTGCTGGAGAAACTTCAGATATAACTATAACAATAATAAAAAATGGAGTCAAAACTGACCCATACAGTATACCCTATGTTCAAATAGAAGATAGTTCCGATGGAAGTCTTGTTGAATTATTTGATTCTTCTAAGATAGAAAAAGTTGATATTGGAGAATATAAAATTTCTTTTGACACTAAATTAACAACAGACTCGATGTCCATTACAGCAGAAACTGTAGGTGTAGGAGATGGGGAAACTGTAAAATTTACATTGGACAATTATCCAGCTGATACCTATACTATATTTGTAAATGGAAGTGAAGTCTCCACTTCTGAATATCGAATAAATAACTATACTGGTGAGTTATGGTTCAATACAGCTCCTCTGAATAACTTTTCTATAACAGCCAACTATAATGTTGACTCAACTAATGAAAGCCTCTCAGATGGCTTATATGACGATAAATGGACGGTAATATTTGACGAAGGAGATGTTCCAGAACAAATAAGTCAACAATTTCAAATAATATCAGATGAATGGAATTCGTATGATTTTCTGGATAACTTGGATATAATTTACACGATAAGAACAAAGACAGTATCAAGAGGTTCTATAGATAGAATGCTGTTTAATATATCCGTAAGTTCCGATGAAGTAAATAATGACATAGTTTTCAAAAATGGAACAATTTCAATATATGACATAAATGGAAATTCATTTATTGAAGATGCAGAGATAGAATTAAACGGAAGTGATATATATTACAACTTTGATGCTAAATATGTAACTGGAAACTATTATGCGACAATAACTTTAAGTTTTGCAGATGAAAAGTTCGTATCACAGAAAATGTATTTTAAGATAATTTGATAAAAAAAAAAGAGAGGGATTAATTTCCCTCTCTAAAATCTTAAAAGTAAAGGATTTAATGAAGGCTGATTATCTTCCGATTTTATCAACCCAAGAATCAATTTCTTTTTCCAGCTCATTTATATCTTCTTCTACATCTTTTTTAATATCATTAAGTTTAAATGAATATTCGTCAACCGGTTTTTTAAAATCACTGTTGATTATTTCATTGGTTTTTTCTCTTACTTCTGATAATATTGCATTCCAAGTTATTTCATCAATTCCTTCTGGCTTTTTAATATTTTCAAAAGTTTTGTTTAATTCTATTTGTTTTTCAGCTATTTCAGTCTTCGCATTGAGCAACACCTTGCCAATCTTACCAAATATCTCATCATTCTTGCCAAAAGCCCATTTAACAAGGTATTCTCTAACCCATTCTTTTACTTGTTTTTTTGCTACATCCGATAATCCAACTTCTTTAATTATCTTTTGAATATCTTTTGATGCACCTTTTACTAGTCTTTCAAAAAATCTACCAAGCCTTTTTAATCCTAAAAAATCACCCATTGTTTTTTTTCTCCTTATTTTTTCTTATTAGTCTTTCCATGACTAAAATATCTTCTAAATCTTCACATTTTATATTTAAGTCAAAAAGATTTGTATTATCGGTATTTTCTAAATTATTTATAGCTCTATCAAGATACCATCTTGCTTTTTTTAAATCTTCGATATATTTATCTTTATTTTTTATTCCAGCTCTATACAAATATTTCAAAGCATTTCCTATATTAAATCCATGACCATATCCAAGAGCTTCGATTATTTCTATACTTTCACTTATTCCATCTTTTGTATAATGCGACGGATGATTTATGTGCTCTTCTTTATTGTCGTATTTTATATTATCTTTCTCCGTTTCTTCTTCAAAACATGACATATTTTTTGTGCATCTTTCATCTTCATAAATTAATTTAATACCAAAATCACTCATTCGAGAAGTATTTGGGTTTTTGCAAACAAAAGAGTCTACTTCTTTATCATATATATCGAATTTACACTTACTCATAAAACTCTCCTATATGTTTTGTAATTTTATTTATTCTATTAATATATCCGTGAATTAACTTTGGTTGTTTATCATTCAAATAAATAATAGTTTCCTTAATCAATAAATCAAGCATAACATTTTCTATATCTTTTGTCAAGACAAAGTCCAAAAATAGTAAATTTGAATAATCGTTATCACTGATTTTGTCGATTAATCCTATGTTTTTATAAAATTGGTCGACGGTTTTTGTGAATATTTTTATCATTCCGTTTGTTCCAATTAATACCCCCATAGTTTTTAAAAAGAAATGAATCTTCTCAAAGTTCTTACCGACATAAGATTTGTCAAAATAATCAACAAAATAATCATTTTTGTATGTTTCATGAACATCTTCTGGAGTATTTATTTTTGACCAATCATTATATCTTTTGTCTATTCCAAAAAAATCAATACTATAATCATGTCCCTCTAATTCAAACATAGTAAACAATATTTCTTTTTTAAAGTTTAATTCTTGAATATTTAATAAATCTTTCCAAGAATCAACAAAAGATATTTTTCTACCGCATATAGTATTGTTTTCATAAAAATGTTTATTATCTCCCCATATTTTATAAAAATTTGGTTTAATACATTCCTTTATAAAATTATTAAAATCATCTTCAATCATTATAAACTCATCTACATCTTCATATTTTTGAATATAATGATAGGCTTGACTTAGTGGGTCATATTTTTCATTAATATCCGTTCCATATCCATAAAATAAAAACTTTTTCATTATTTCTCCTTTTTGACGAATAAATTGCAACAACAATGACCTTTTTCGTCTATTTCCCTCAAGTGATGAATACATGGACAAATGTTCTCGTGTGTTCTTTCAAGTCTACATGGACAATAGTATTCTCCATATCTTTCACAATTAATTTCAAGTAAATTACAGATACCATTAACCACTCTTTCGTTTTCATTCAATGTTATCTCTGGATGATTCTTTAAATGTAATTCAAATTTTTTATAAATATTCACGCTCATATATTTCTACCAATTCTCCTTTTTCTTTTTAGGATATTTTTTGATATAGATATTATTGGCTCTTTTAGTTTATATATACATAAGTTTAAACCAGAATCAATATAATAAATTAAATCTTTATATGTTATTTTTATTCTCGGGCTATTTATAAATATGGTATCATCCTTTTTTATACCAGAAGTTACTATCTGAATATAATGCTGTTTCATTTTATTATCCAAAAACCCAACTAATGGTATAATTATAGCTTTAAAATCTCCAATATAGTAATAACTTTCTTCTGATTTATTGTTTATTTCAAAATATCCATCTTTATAACATGACTCAATAAATTCTCTTATTTTTCTATAGGTTATGTTTTCCATATTTATTTCAAAATTACTTTTTATTGGTTTTTTACCAGAACCAGCATTAATCAACATCTAAATACCTCACTATAGAAGAATATATTATTGGTTTAAATTCCAAGTCTCTTGTTATGAATATAACCGGTAAATTATAACTTTTTAATATATTTTGAAAATCTATTATTTCATTTGTTATAGAACCATTGTCATTATCACTTGTAGCATCATAATCGTCAGATAAATAAACCAATATTGGTCTTTTTATCATGAATTCACCATTATCTTTATAATAATCAATCATTTCCATCGGAATATCAATTTTCTTGGTTTCATTTTTTGAAATATCTACATTTTTTATATTGGCTGAATAAGCTCTTCCTTGTTTAGATATGGAATCGAGTCTATTGAGAAGAGAGTTATCCAATCTTCTATAAACCAAAGAACCTAATGGTAAAACTAAGCTATCGTCATTCAATATTAATGAGCCATATTCAAAAATATTTTTTATACATTCTTCGATTGACAGAGGATTCTTTTCTCCATCAATGTGTATGCCGTCATCGAGCAATACATAATTTCTAAATTTTGGTATTATTTTTCCATTATCAATATTTTTCATTTTACATATCTCCTTTTATTTTTAAAAATACTGGATGCCTCAGCGATAAATTGCCGTCTTTATCTTCTGTTACTTCAAGATATTTAATTTCAACGATTTTATCATAAAACTCCTTTTTATTATTCCATATTAAATCCCTTTCTTCGTCTGTAAATCCAGAACCACATTTTGCGGTTATTGTTTTATAATCCAAACCCGTTATGTCTAAACAACGAACTTCGATTTTTCCAAGAGTCTCAGCGTATTTTCCTTCGCCTTCGATAATATCAATCACTGCACAATCACATTCTTTAAATGACTTGTATTTTAGTAAACTATTGCCTCTCTTAAATTCATATTTTGAAGAACAAGGTCTTACCATAACACCTTCGTAACCTTCGTTAACAAATTTCTCATTTAGGCTCAATATTTTGTTATACATTGATTCTTCGCATAAAAATTCAACCTTATGTTGCTCAACAATACTAATATTATCTATTTTGAAAAAACTAATTGCTTCGTTTATATGTTTATTACATTCGACAACATCATTCCAAGAATTAAATTTATCCGACCATACAGCAAACATATTAAATTTTACACCACTTCTATCTCCATCTTTTTTTGATGTTAATGATATTATTTCTTGAAAGTGTAGGTCACAAGAATACATTTCTCCATCAAATAATATTATATCATATCCTAATTTTGAAAGATAGTTGTTTATTTTTTTCAGATTATTAACCACTTCTTCATAGCCGGTCATTTTGCGACCACTTCTTGAGAATAATCCATTGTTACATAAATATATACTTCTTATTCCATCAAGTTTGGTAGAAACATATACATCTTCTTTTAAAAGTTTATAATAATTGCTGTCATCTATTTTATTTGCTAATTGAACTTCAAATACTGGTATTAACTCTAAGTTTAAACAATGTCTTTTATTCAAATTTTTGATAGCTGAGTTTATTGTTTTTGCGGATATACCAATACCGAGATTCTTTTGTAAAGCTTTTAATAGTATTTCATATATTTCATAATTAAATGAACCAAGATAATCCTCAACAACGGATATAGCCTTATTTCCAGTTATTTCTCTTTTTCTCAAAGAATCAAGTATATCAATAAAATAATATATTGAATTTGAATTATTATTCTTTGTATAATTCACTTTACTTAAGCTATAAACTTTATTAAAATCATAAACATAAAATAAAAATACATAGAGAAATCTATTTTCTAATATATAATTTTCCAATATTTTTATCTTTTCCTTTGAACTACTTGTGTTTTTTATATCATTATAAAAACTTAACAATTTTTGTTCTGTCATAAATTCTCCTATATTTTATATTCTGTAGTTAGCTCAACTTCAACTACTTTTAAATCATCACCCCAAAAACTTTGGTTGGAATCATGAGTATATACCAAGCAATGCTTGAGATATAACTCAGCAACTTTATTATTTGAATAATAAGCGGTTCTTTTTTTGTCTTTTATATTATCAAAAGGTATCATATAATAATGTCTACCACTTTTCTTCATTAGCATTTTGTTATCTTTCGTCATTATTGCATATTTAGTTTCTGTTATTTTCATAGTTATTCTTCCTCCGTCATATCTTTTACTATTTTAGATAGTATTTCTATTTTGTTAATTTTTTCAAGTTTATATGACTCTAATAAATTAAGTATATTTTCTTCTATATTTTTAAAATGTATTTTTCTTCTTTTTGTGTTGATAGATTCAACAAATTCTTTAGTTTCATTATTTCTTATATATATCATATAGTGAACATATCCATAGCCTTTCACTCTTATTGTATCTGGATTTATTTGATATTTTTGGTCTTTACTTGTGTCTATTGCAGTAATATATATTTTATTAAGCTTCTCTATTCTGCATAAACTTCCACTTATCATGTCCTTATCTGTTCCACCCCACAATGAGTTGTTTGAATAAAAATAAATATAATCTCCAACTTTTATATCATTTCTTGTAATATCATTTCCATTATTATCTTTCATATTCACTCCTATATTTTTATAAAATCATTATATATAAATCTAAAATTACCTAAATCTTTATCAATATGATAATGACCACAGAACCATTTATCGTAATATAATCGTTCTCGTACATTTTGAAGCACTTTTGTTGTTGGGTCATAGAATTTATCATATAAACCAAAATCGTGTGTCACATAGCTTAAAACACTCTCTGGTGAAGCATGAGTAAAAACATATTTAACTTTATTTTGTTTTTTTATTTTTTCAAAAATATATTCCTCATCTTTCAAACTTAATAATTCCGTCGACCACCAATCAATATTTTCTTTTCTCATACATTTATCAATACTTTTTGCTCCGCCTATTGTTAAGCAACTCATATTATCGTAAAGAAATATGTTCCCTCTATGAGAATATAAAACCTTATCGTTTATTTTTCTAAATTTTCCGAATAATGTTTCGTTATCAACTATATCACTCGGATATTCAAGTATTTTATTTAGGTTGTCATGGTTTCCATCTAAAAATATCGTGGTGAACTTTTTATCACTAAGCCAATTGAGCCAATATTTTTCTTCATTTGTCATTTTGTTGTTAAATATTAATCCAAAATCTCCGCATACAATTAAACAATCTTTTGTATTTGGTTTATATTTTTTATTCCAATTTGATATTTTTGAAATTTCCATAGAGCCGTGTATATCTCCAGTAACCCATAAACTCATACTAATTTACCTTTATCCTTATATGTGGTTATCAATGTAAAATTATTATTATCCATTTTTGTTATAACTGCGACGATATGCCGTCTTTTTGAGGATTCAATTTTCATTTTCATTTTGAAAGAGTCTCCAACATCAACATGACTACAATATAAGTAAGAGTATCTATTGAAATTTTCAAATATCTCCTTTAGCTTTATTTTTCTTTGAAATAGTCTTTCTTTTGCGTGTTCGGATATTCTTAAATATTTTTTATCCATATTATACCTCCATAAATTATTATACTTAAAATATATCAAAATATAGAGGTATTGTCAAGTTACCGGTTACTTAGTTTTAAAATAAATACAAGTTATCTGGTTAGTGACACCACTTCTTCTTAATATTTCACAGAAAGAGTCTTTGTAATCGAAATATTTACATAAAGAACATAAACCTCGAGATAAGTTGTTGCTATTTTGTTTCTTCATTAGTTATTTTCCTTATAATATGATATATTTAACATAATAAAAAAGGTCTGTCAAGCACAAGCTCAACAGACCAATATACCTATATTTCTTTATCTTTCAAAAATACAATAACTTTGTCAGTTATATCAATTGTTTTGTCATAATAGTAAACATTTCTTTTCAGCACTATTATTCCACTTTTGTACTCAGATGTTCTAATAAATATTTCAGCTTCTTTATCGATTATATCTTTTACTTTTAACAATTTTTCATTCGATATTTTGTTTAACTCGTCAATTTTTCGTTGGTAAAACTGAGAATCGTAATCTTTATCTTTTCTTTTTGTTTCTATCTCTTTTTTTATTTTATTAAATTCTCCAATATATGAATTGTTTAACTCTTGATAAGCATTGGTACTTATCATTAATTTATCATAATCGAGAATGTAAATATTTGGGTCTTTCCCGTCTCCAAATTTAATGGATAAGGTATAAGATATAAATGCCATATTAGCTATTATTAAAACAATAAAAATCTTTTTCATAATTACCTCATATATTCTGTTATATCTTCAAATTGACCATTTAATATTTTATATAACCTTTGGTTTGTGTTTTTTGAAGATAGGTCTCCTTTTGCTTTACAATATTCTCCTATTTTTAAATAATCTATGTTAGATGTGATGGATTTATCTATATCACTAATATTGTTTAATCCACTATATAATCCAATTCTAAGATTATAATTTTTAGATATTTTTATTAGCTCTATAAGATTACTGTCCCATTCTCCACCAAGAAAACATACACAAGTTATAGTTTTTTTATATTTGTTTAAAATTTCAATAAAGGTATTTTTGTTAAGCTCTTTTCCAAAGTTTTTATTCCAAGCAAACTTTGAATGACAATCTGGGCATCTATTTGGACACCCAGATATTAATATTGTCAAACTAATTTCGTTTGGTATTTCTATTAAAGTTATATCATATCCAGCATAATTCATTTGTTTTTATGATAGATCCTTTTATTTTCTTCATTTCTTCTACCTTCTGAAAAATTATCTACAAATTTTAAATATCCAATTATTCTTGTTGCGTATTTTAGTTTTCTACTATTACACTTTGGGCAAGACTTAACATTTTTCTTTGTTATTGTTCCACATTTTTCGCAATATGTTCTTGGTACATTCCAAGTCCAGTAAAACAGTCCAAGTTTTGAAGCTATTTTTAGATGTTCTTTGAATTGTTCTTTTGTTTTGTAATGTTCGTCAAGATTTAAGTGTAATGCTTGACCACCGTCACAAAATTTTCCTAATTCTGCATGAAGTATAAATTTATCTGATATATTTACGCTATCATCATCTGGTTTATAATAATATGACGAATATATGTCATATTTATCATTTATCCCGTCTTCTCTATCCCATTTTGCAAATTTTACAGCTACATTTTCTGCTGGAATTAATTCAGTATTAAATCTGTGACCAAATACTTCTCTTGCTCTGGTATTTTCTCTGGTTATTATTTCAAAAATATTTTTTACCCAATTTTTATACTCGTCATTATTTCCAGATAATTTATTTTTTGATAGCTCATAAGCTTCTGGAACTCCATTAATTCCTATTGTTAAAAACTGTTTATCTATTTGAATGTACCCTGCATCATATATCGGTATCATTTTATTATCAATATATTCTTTTATTATATGTTTATATGCGTTTTGCCATTTGTGCATTTTCTCAAGTTGATTAATTAGGGCTATTTCAATGTTTCTTTTTGATTTATCGCACTTATGAATAAATCTTGGTAAATTTAATGTCATAACGGATAAACTTCCAGTAGCTACTCCGCCAGCACCCAAAGAATGAGAAAATGTGTTATCGTCTATGTCATTTTTTAGTCGACAATTATGCGTTATTATGTCATTCCCAAGCATCATATTGGTAAAATTTACATTAAAATATTTATTTTCATCATTTAATATTTCCATGCAATATACATCTTTATTATAGTTTTTTATAGTTTCTTTTTTAATACAAAAATTATCTAAAAAAATAGAATTATTTGCAAAAATAAAGCTATCTTCTTCTATATTTATATCTTTTGCCATTTTGTCGCCATTTGATGTTGGAAAGATGTGGTCTTCGGTACATAACAGCTCTTCTTTTCCATACTTATCCATAACGAATGTAAATTTTATCATTTTATTGTTTTTTGGTTTCGTTTTTACTAACTTAGCTTTTTTTATTTTTCTTTCATATATGGAGTCATCTTCTTCGTTTAAATCATCTTTTTTACTATATAGAACGCTATACTCTAAATTTGGCTTTAATTTATTAAAAGGAATATATTCAACCTCTATTTCAGATTTGCATATTGGAACTAAAACATCTCCATCAAAACAACATGAACTTAAACTTGTAGCTTCACCTTGATAAATGAAAAAATCATCACCATTCATTGCACAATCAGCAACAAAGTCTTCAAATTTTTTATCTTTATTTTCTTCGTTTTCTACTACCATAGCCATAGTTATGACTGGAAAGGTTAATATGCTTCTTTCTCTTTCCTTCTGGAACCAATCCATAAATAACTTTTGAAGATTGAATAAAGAATCATATTCTGGTTTACTTCCATCTGGAAATATAAAATTTCCAAACATAGAGTTGAAAAAATGTTCATCAAACATAGACACATTCCAAAAAATACTCTGAAATGTTCGAGTTCCAGCTGGTTGGTTCAAGCTATAAACTATCTGTTCAAAATATTTTTTAATCTTTCTTTTATTATCGTCATATTCTATATAGTCTCGACCTAAGTCTTTTTTTGCGAAATAATCCATATATAAAAGTATCTCTGGAAGAGCAACTGCTCCACAAACTTGACTTGCAACCATATATGTTAAATTTATAACACCACCTACGAAAGATTCTAAGTGTTTTGGAGCTATACCCTCTCCACCCATTGAATTTAATCCGTTGAGAATAAATGGATACATGGATATACTCACACAATTATGTACCATAATATTATTACATAAAAAGTGACGAGATTCTGTTGTTATGTCATATATGTCATCTTGTAGATATTTCTTATTTTTTATAACCCTTACATCACTTATTTCACTTTCGCTTTCTTTATATCTTGTTTTTTTTTTTTTTTTTTTTATATTATTGTTAATTTTGAAAGACATGCTTAAATCTAAACTTCCAGTCAGCCCAAAGTTTATTCCAAAAACTGGATAATTTGAACTATAACTTCCAAAAGCTTGCTCTTTTTGTTCTTGATAGCTATTATTTACTCCAAATCCAAAGCATCTCAAAAGTATAGATAATTGACTTATAAGTTTTCTCGATGCAACCCTTATATTTGCTCTTGTATCGGTAACTGTTCCATCGCCATCAATGATTCCACAAATTAAGCCACCTATAAACTCTCTATTCGTTTCTAATATGTTTTTTGGCAAACATATCCTATGTGAGTATTTTTTTATTCCAAAATACAGCTCCAACAGGTCTTTCAAAAATGTTGAAGAATAGGTTAAAGTATATTTTGGATTTCTTCCATCATGAGAAGGACATGAATTTAAATATATTTTTCCAGTTATTCCCGTTTCATCATATAAATAACTTGCGATTTTTTTTAAAACAGAATCGTCATTTTGAGTTATGCTAACAGTGTGTTCCCCAATGTTTCCTTCAGCAATAAAAACTCCTATAAAATATCCAAGCTTATCAGATAATTTAATAGTTTTCTTTATTCCTTCGTTTTTCTTTTGGTCTTGATTTTTTCTTATACAATAGCTTCCATAATCTTCATAGTCAAATTCATCTAATACTTCAATTCTGTATTTTGAATCTTCAAAGGCAATGTCTTTTTTGAATTGAACATACCCAAGTGAATCTATTGCATCTACGGTTTTGTCTATATTGCTTTTATCTATTATTAATGGGTGATTATCTGTAACCAATAAATCTTCACCACATTTTAATTTTACCCTAACCATATCCCTATGTCTATTTTTTCTAATCAACCTTGTAACTTTTGTTTTACCATTAATATCTTCAATATACAGGTCTTTTGGATATTTAGCATAAACGCCAACATTTGAATCTAATACTTCTTCATCGTCATACATTTCATATAAATCTTCAAAACTGACTAAGATTTTTTTATCATCCTTATAGGCTACAACTGATTCTGATGAACCATAGGTGTATGCCATAAGTCCAGATTCATCATTCTTATATATGATATGCTCATTTAATTGTTTAATATATTCATCAGCTAAAGATTTACCATACATTTCTTCTATTTTTTCATATAGCAACGCCCTATTTGTAAATACTATATCTTTTTTAACCATTTCAGATTGCATAGTAACTATGTTTTTTGAAGTTACATTTGCATTTGGGTCAAAATCTGAGCTATCAGCTGGATTGTTTGGACTCATATAATTTCTTATAAATTTAACCTTATTTTTTATTTCTCTTAATTCGTCCATTAATTTCTCCTAATAATTATTTTTTTGTCTATCTTTGTTTATATTCATTTTTTTAATATAGTTAATGTATAATTCCTCAAAGTCAGTAAACAGCAGTTGTGCCATATCTTTCATTAAGAATGTAATTCTATCAGTGTGAGCTTTTATGGTTGAGTCAATTTCAAACCCGTTTAAACACCCATCCTCTATTTTTTCAGATATATTTGTCATCAACAGAAAAATATCTTCTTTTAATTCATGATAGTTTTTTATTATAGCTTTCTCGTAATCGTTTTCTTCAAAAACTGATGTATCTAACTTCCAATTATCCGAGAAATCACAACTTTTAATCATTTTTGGAGAATGACTAAATAAGGATAGGTAAAAGTGAACGCAATCTATGAACTCCTTATTAAGCTCATCCCAATTTATCTCTTGTTTTTTCCACATTTTAATAGGAATATGAACAATCATTTCAGAGAGTTCAATTTCAAGATGTAATAAATACATATACATTCTTGAGAGTATAGGTACATTTTTATCTTTTACTCTTTCAAGACATTCTTCTTTTGAATAAAATGGGTTCATTATTCTCCAGTATTCAGAATGATTTGGAACAACCTCAGTGTTGAATTTTTCTTGAAGTAACATCATTTCATTTAGCTTTTCACGAGATGTTTTCATTAAGTTTCTCCTTTTTTATATTATTTTATTTATTATATCAAAATTAAATTAAATTGTCAAGTTCTCTGTTTAAAAAATTATCAATATCAAGAATTATACATTCAAAATCGTCTGCTGGATAGAATTCATTAAATTTTGAGTCATCTGGTCTAATTATTAAATTTTGAAAAGATTCAAGCAATTCATACATTCCAGATAGATTATTTCTCAATATTTTCATATTTTCGACATTTTCTTCGATATTTTTACCTGCAAATATACTTTCCTTGTATTTTTTAAATGTAATTTCACACCTTGAATGTATTTCGCCAAACTCGTAAACTAATTTCAAAAAGTCATTTATATCCATTACAAATTCTCCTTATCCAAATACTTTATCGATAACACTCAAAACATAATCTCCAGTAATGTCGATTTCTTTACCGGATTCTATAGCTTTTCTCATATAATCTATAAAATTCAAAAAGTATATACTATCAACTCCGACCAACTGGTCTTCGAGTACATATATATTATTCAAGTCAAGTTTATTTATTTGAAAAGCCATCTTCAAATATTGTCCGGCATTAATATGAAATCCACGCTTTATAAACTTTCTGGTGCGTATTAATGATGCTATTGGATACTTACTACCTCTATATATTAAAACTTTATTCATAAGGGTTTCTAAGGCTTCTGCGGTTATATTAACTTTATTGTTTTTACTTGTCCAATATCCGGTACAATGTAAAAAATCATAATTTTCATGTATTTCATCTGGTTCACCATAAAACCTTATTACTATCTGAATTTTATCTGATAATGTTATTGCATTTGTACTCAAAAAGATAGGAATATATTTTTCGCCATCTTCTTTCTCTACATTTTCAAACTTTTCAATATCAGTATCATCTAATTCTTTAACATTTTCTATATATTTTTCAATATCATATTCATTTTTATCAGCAATAGAGTCTGAATCTTCGGCTATACCATCGGAATTTACCATTACCTTTATTCTATCTCGAGAAGTATTTTCAATCATCCCGCTTACTTTTTCTGTATCGCTTCCATATCCAACCGCAAACTCATACAATTTTTTCTGATTGTGTATCCACTTTTCAACATCTTCACCGTCAAGAACCCAAGCCTTTCCTGTATGACCCAACATATTCATTCTATTTTTATTTCTTTCATTAAAAACATTACAATAATATTGTGCAATTCTTTTTACTATGTCTTTATCTGTTAAATAAACATCGTAATCATTAACCGATTCGTTCATAAACATGGACGCTATACATCCACCCGTAACGACTATTTTACTTTTTAAGTCTCTTCTTAGCTGTTCGTCGGTTATACTCGATAGCCAATCGTTAATCTTTTTCGATATAACTTTTGAAATTGTTTTACTCTGCATATATCCACCTTATTTTTTATATTTTTTAAAAACTTTTTCGATAATCTCATCTTTTTTATCATTACCATAAACTAACCTTTCTGTATATTTTTCAGTTCTGAATTTATAACAAATCACCGAATCACCTTCATCTTTTTTAATAATTCTTTTTAACTCAGAAACCAAACCTTCATATTTAGCTTCTGAAATCTCCCATCAGTCTTTCACGAAATAGAACCAAAGAATTAATTTTCTCGACAAATTTATAATCTTGTGAATTGACTATTTTAGAATATTTGTCTCTACAATCTTGACAAATCACACTAACAAAACCATTTTTCTCATATTCAAATTCATTCCCACAATTAATACATAAGCTTTTAACTTTCATCAAATTTCTCCTTTTATGATATTATAAAGTAACATTTCTTTTTTCAAAATTATTAATTACTCTCTTTATTTCTTCATGACTCATTGGTCCAATATGAAAATTTGTTTTTGCTTTACAATTCAAATTACATTTAAAATTTAATATATTGTTTTTTCGTTTTTTAATATCTTTTAATTTAATCATATTTATTCTCTTGTTTGTTTTTTATATCATTTTTATTTACTTTTACTTCGCCTTCTGTTTTTAAAACATTAGGACCTGTATTTCCATCTTTTTTTATATATGATGGTTTTATAATTTTAGTTTTATTATTTTTTGGATTATTGTCATCATTGGTACTCATTTTAATATCTTTTACGTCGAATTTTATAATTTTTATGGCACATTCTTCACAACAATGTAAGTCATAATTTGGAACATATATTTGAGTCTTATTTTGTATTTCTTTTTGACAAAAGCAACATAATTGCGTTTTTATGTGTTTTTGTTTATTTTTTAACTTTATTATTTCTTCTCCATTTTCATAAATCTTTGTACAACAAATAATTAACACCATTATTATTCCAAGCAATATTACCTTCAAAAGTTCGCTATCCATATATGTTCTCCTTATATTTCATTTAATTCATTAATTGGGATTATTATATATTTTTTACATTTTCCCAAAACATAGCCTCAATTCTAATTTTATCTGAAAGAAATTTTTTAATATTAATATTTGTTTTCATGGTAACATCCATATTGTTATGTTTTGTTTTTATCTATAATTATCATATACTAAAAAAGCCCGACTGTCAAGCCGAGCTTTTTAGAACCGATGCACTATAGCATTTCTTCTCTTTCAAGAAGTGTTTCTATTTTCATTTTATTATTATTTATTTCAACATAATATAGTCTAAATGGACTATACGAATACCCCTTTTTGGCACCATATCCGTGAAAGTAATGCAAGGGACAACCATTCATTAGAGCTATATATGGTCTTATGATATGTTTCATTTTATCGTAATCGACTTCGACCCACACTTTATTATTTTCATATACTGAAGAGTGACTGTGACCTGCAAAATATAAGTCAGCTCTGTGGGTTTCTGAAGCTCTGGTGTAAATTCCTTTTCTTTTTGTGTCAAGTAATATACCGTTTGTGGTACAATGTGAAGAATGATATTCTTTAAAGCTTGTATTGTTTTTAAAAAAACCAAATGTTTTAGATGGAATGTACAGCATATCTAATTCTTTACATATTTTTTCAACCGGATTAAGACCAGATACTTTTCTGGTTCTTTCTTCGTGATTCCCTTCAAATACGGCGAGTATAATGTCTCTATAATCATTCAAAATGTTTCTAACTGCATCATATTGTTCATTTGGCTGAAGCTCTTGAGCATGAACATCTCCGACTGAGTTTTTCAAAGAGTTTTCAATTAAATCACCAAGTGCGAATATATAAACCTTTTCTTTTCTACATAACTCCAAAATAGCTCGTATCTCTTTTATGCTTTCTTTCGAATGAATATGCCAATCACCAAAAGGCATAACTCTTGTGGTGTCTTCATCGAAAAAGAAATTTACGATACTTAAATTATTATTATTATTGAATTTAAATTTTTGCAGAATCAACTTTATTTCTTCTGCTCCTTTTTTTGAAATTACATATCGTGATATACCATCTTTGTAATTTTTACCAGATATTAATTCGATGAATCTGTCATTCATCTTGAGAGCCAATTCTTTCTTAAAATCGCTGATGTCAGCAGATAGATACTTTTTTGAAACATTATACCTTTCACAAAATTCATCAACTTTAATAAATCCATTTGTCATCAATTCTTCCCTAACTTCATTAATCATTTTTAAACTCCAGTAGTATTTGGTATGTTGCTTCCAATATTATGTTCATCTTTTTTTATGTGACAATAGCATCCCATCAAAAAATCTCTCGCAATGTCCTCATTATCTTCATTGTATTCTTCTATTATGTCTCTTGCTACAAAATATTTTGTTGTTATGTTATTGAATCTTTTGTCGAGAATTCTTTTCTCTGAAAATCCACCAAATATAACATTTTTATCAGAAAATATCTCAGATAATAATTCATAACTCATTCCAGATAGCTTTGAAATCGTCTTTGTTCCAACAATTATATTATCGGAATATTTTTTATCTTTGTAGAATTGTAAATTTCTTAAATCTTCAATCATGAAATATACATTATTCGCATCTATGTTATTTTCTTCTGAAAATATAGCTTCTTGTAGATAATCTCCATGAGCAATAACCCAATTAATCTTTATGTTATTTAATTTTGAAAAATATTCTTTCAAAAGAGAAATATTATATTCAAATGAAGGTATCTTTATAAATACTTCGTCGATAAAACCAACGACTGATTTATACAACTTAAGATACTCTTTACAATATGTTATAACATCACATCTTCCGTCGAAATTCTCAAGGTCAATCTTTGGACTTATTTTCATATTATCTCCTAAAGTCTTTTTGGGTTCTGAAATTTATAACTATAGATTCCACCATCAATAGCATATTCTTCAAATTCATCAATATCATCGTTATTTTCTATTTTTTCACTAAAATTCTTTTTCATTTTTTCTGGAATAATAAATCCATGACCGTCATCATCTTCTGCATAGACATAATAATCATCATATTTTTCAAGAATCTCATACGAGCTTAAGGAAAAAATATATTCGACTTCTTCTTCCATATTATCTTCATCAAGTTCAATTCCATCGAAATCTCCAAAATCACAATTAGCGGTTTCGATTCTGCCTATAATAATGTTGTAAAACTCCACTTCCAGTTCTCTCCTTCTTTCTTCTGTTATCATAATAATCTCCTATATTTTAATTTTTCCGTGTATCCACTTTCTTTGCCTATCTATTTCAAAAGGCTCAATAAAGTACGAATCAAATCTCTTTCTTAATCTTACCCTGCAAGAGAATTCATTAGTAAATTTTCCTACTTTTCTGATGATGTTTCTCTTTAATCCATTTAAGAATCCACTTAACGAAAATATGTAAATAAAATTTGAGTCTTCTAAATCTTCTACTAAGACACCTCCGTTTTTATTATCAATTATTCCAAATCTTATGATAAATTGAGGAACAAATCCGATTTCCTCAAGTTCAGTAACATCCGAAATAATACCATCATAAAATTTACCATTTTCCTCAATAAGTTTTAATTTGCCAGTAAATATTCTTTTGGTATCCTTATATTTGAAAAATTTTGTTGGATAACGACTATCAACATATTTCTTCGGTAATGGCTTGAAGTCTTTCATTCTCGATTATATACTCCTTTAATTTTATTTCAAGATATTTTATAATATGTCTTTTTTCTTCAAGTAAATTATGCAATCTTGCTTCATTTTTTATAAATCTTTCATCCATTTTGTTACTTGCATATTTTATTGCTCCAATTTTAAATTTAAGCTCATTTATTTCTTTTTCATAGTTTGTTTTTACTTCGTCTTCTTCTTGTTTATTTTCCGTAAATACTAATTTTTCGCAATTTGAGTTTATACATATGTCTTTTGACACGATATGGCTATTGTTGAGTTCATTACATATGTAATAATTAACACCATTTATGTTTCCATATTTCTTGCACAATATTTTAAAGTTCATTTAGTTCTCCAATGTTTATATTTTTACTAATCCAATCCATTATATCTTTCGGTTTTGGTTCTTTGTTTTTTAAACATTTCAGATATTCGTATATCATGTTGTATGGGAATCCACCTCTATTACAACCATAACAAAAAAATGAGTTATTGCTGTACAATACCATACTTCCACAACTTTCAACATGGTCTGGAAATATACACTTATATTTTCCGTTATATGTTACTTTTCCACCAAGAATGTTAACTAAATCTTTAATATTTATATTTGTATTATACCATCTTTTTGTGTCATTGTCAATACCTTCATTTGACTGATTGTCACATTTTTTTAATTCAAAATTTTTAACTTTGGATAAAATATTTAATGGGTTATCATTTTTGCATAAAGCATCATTGGCATCTTTTTGAATAAATTGTCGAATATATCCATTATTTGTAATTTTTGAAATATTTTTAAAAGCTCTTTCTAAACTCAATTCTGACTCTCCGCCATCTATACATAAATATATTCTTTTAAAAGATATATTTTCAAAATATTTGAACATTATTTGTCTAACTGATTTTGTTGCTATTGCTATGCAATTCTTGTACCCCATCTGTAGCATTGAAAGGCAATCTATAGCTCCTTCGACGATATACAATGGAAAACTTGGAGTAACATTAAATGCGTTATACGGATAGCTAAATTCTGTATTCTCTGTATTTTTATACCTCCATTTGCCATTCTCGGGATTTCTGAATGACATAGCAATAACATTTTCATTTTCGTCTTTATGTGGAATGCAAACTCCATGTAAATTCTGATATACATTTTTTGTCTTTTTATCTATTTTGATAAATCCCATTGACATTAACTCATACTTTGGAGCTATCCCAAAAAGAGAGTTTAATTCTTCATATCTAATAAAGCCAAAATCATTATCAATTTTTATGCCTCTATTTGAAAGATATTTATCTGATAATATTTTATTGTCTTTTGATGTGCTGTATTCATATATTTTATTTAATACTTCGATTCTCTCTTTTAGGGATAATTTCATTTATTACTCCTCTATTAAATTCAAATTACTTTTTGTTCTTTTCAGGTGAGCTGGAGTTACAGATTCTTCTATCTTTATATAGTCTTTTATTTCTTCACCCATTTCAGCTAACAATTTATCGGTGTCAATCTTATATTTAATTTTCTTTTTCATTTTGATAATTTTGTCAGCTTCCTCACCAAAATCAATGATTGTTTTTTTATTTGCATAAGCAAGTTTTGTCCATCTACTTTTTATTTCTTTTAATTCAGTTTTCCACTTTTCTGTTTTAGCTTTAAATTTTTCTTCTTCTTTTTTTATCTTTTCTTTTAATGTCTTTTCTTTTTCTGAACTCTTAATATACTCTTTGCTTATTTTTTTTGTAACTTTGCCTATATCTTTTTCTGACATTTTTTCATGTTCTTCTTTAATTTTTGAAGAGTCCCAACATGAATTTAAATATTTACAATATTTACCTTCTCCGCTAATACATTCTGAATAAGTTGAATATGGTATCTCTGGAGCAGTTTTATTTTTAAAACAATTGTTTAAAAGTATTGCGTTGTTTTTTGCAAGAATTTCAGTCATAATATCTCTTTCAAATGGAATCTCAACCACATCATGAGTATTTTTATTGATATAAATGAATATAAACTGGTCACAATCTGTGGCATTATAATATGCGTTAGCTTGGTATTGGTATTTTTTTGAAATTCTCCCACCAAGAACATTTATAAAATTTTCATTCGTGGTTGATTTAATATCAATAACATAATTTTTTCCATTCTCTTCAACTCTGATTCTAATATCAACTTCACTTTCTGCAACTATATCATTTTCATCAAACATTAAGCAAGTTTCTTCTATAAAACAATTATTGCCCCATATTTGTTTGCAAGCATATTGAATAATTCTATGATAATAATAACCAGTCATTAATGTTAATATGTTTTTGAAATTAGACCTTGAGCTTTTTGGCTCTTTTGTCATGTCATAGTATTTTGGTCGTAAACATTCTGCACCAAGAGACGACATCCCGACTCTACCAGAATGGTTAACTTCGCCGGATACATTAGTGTTATGTTCCATCAATATTGCTTCGTTAAGTATTTTACTTTCGTTCCCTTCCCAATTTTCCTCAATCCATTTGATTATTTTTGGTAAAAACTTAAAATCACTCATTTATTATCTCCTTTATGGTTTTATAGCAAATTTACTTTTTTTATACTTATTCGACTTGGTGCGATATAGTTTGTCATGTGCAATTCTGGACATTTTTCTTCAAGATTTCTTAGTTTTTCTTCATATTGTAAATATTCTTTAGTTTCACATACCTCAAAGAAATTTCCCTTTGGTGCTTTTGGAATCAAATCTAGTAATCTTTTTCTTTCCTTTTTAATTTTATAGAAATTTGTGGACGCCATGTGTATCTTGTAATCAGACCCATCATAAGAAAAATACTCAAATATTAATAAATAAATCTTATTTATTTTGTCATTTTTCATTTTAAATTCTATATTTCCCGAAAAATCATCATTTTGTTTATAATATGGACAACAAACTTTTGTGGCTATATATGAAGATTTTATAATGTTTAAATCATATGTTCCATCATTTTCATCTAATAATTCGTCTTCCACCCAATTTTTTGAATCCTGAAGAGTCTTGAATTCCTCATAATCTCCATATCCATTATATGCGACATAAAAATTTTCAAACTGAGTTGGATCATCAATTTTTAATATAATTCTTGATATAAGTGTTTTATTAACTTCTTCTATATATTCTTCCATATATCCTGTAGTGTCTTCGTAGGATTCAAATTCTTTTATAACAATTTTTATTATATCTCCTTCATAAATCTCTTTTTCATTTTCATCTTTCAAGTCTGTGTATTGCATTAAAATATAATCTTTTATGTCGCAAGTATAATTATCACCTTCTGGAGTAGTTATCATTATCCATTCATTTTCAAAATCAATTCCTCTAACTGAACACATATCTTTTTCTTCTTTGCACCACGCTCTAAACTTATATTCTTTCATTTTATATCTCCATAATTACCATCATAATATCTTGTAGCATAAATTGTTGCAATTATTGTAAAAATAAACACTAAAAATCTCATAAAATTTTTCATAATATTCTCCTAAATCCAGCAAGTTTTCTTGTTAAATCCATAGAAGCTCGCCTACAAGATGCTCTACCTACATTATACCGATATGAGCACTTATTAAGCTGATAATCTACTAATCTGTCTCTAAGTCTATCTAGCTCTTCAATTAATTCAACAATAAAATCTTCTCTATTTTTGCTTTTCATATATTCTCCTATAGTTTTTCAAAATTATTTATATTAATGGTTTTTCTACCATTATACATTTTTACTTCTCCAGATACTATATAAAATCCAATAACTGGCTGTTCCGGCTCTTCAATAAATCTACCACTTCTTTTTCCAAATAAATTTGACATTATATTAAAGTTCTTAAATTCAAGTTCACAAGAATAATATTTTTTATTCTTTTTTGTTTTTCTTTCTTTAAATGAACTTAAGTATGCTGTCATTTCAAAAACTTCTCCCTCTTCCATTTCTTCTAAATTCATTGAATCTAAATTTAAAATATTATCTGGATGAGATGACAATACTTCTCCAATATACTCTTTTTCTTTTTCCATACACTCAATTGAAGACATTAAATTTTCAAAATTATTTGTACTGTTATATAATATCATAAAATCACCATATAAGTCAAGTGTGCTTCTTCTATAACCGGTTACCTTATTCATCCTATTCAAGGTCCTTTTCAAAATTTTCCAATCTCCGTCAAATGTAATGGATTCTATTTCATCAAGAGTTATATCTCCACTCTTAATTACTTTTTTAATATTGGATTTTTTTTGCTCCTCTATTTCTAATTCTGATACAAATTTAAAATAAGATAAATTCTTTGAAAATAAATAATCTTCATCATCCTCAATGAATGATTTATTTTTTTCCTTATTTAGAATTTCCATGAAATTTGAACTAATTTTTGAAAGAACCGACCTTCTCAATTTAAGACTATCGAATGCTCCTGCAAATATTAATCCCTCGAATGTCATTTTATCAACATCGTTTTTCAATATAAAATCAACTATATTAAAATTATCAAGACTTTTATCTTCCATATATTTTTGAATTGACTCTATTTTTTTTAATTTAACACCTTTAATCTTTGAAAGACCAAAATATATTACATTATCGACTACGGTATGATTTGATTTTGAAAAAAATATATTTGGAGATTTTATAGAAACCGGACAATTTCTTATGTATGATTTAATTTTGTCACTATTGTCTGACAACTCTAATAAATTTTTGAAATAATAAGCCGAATAATAGTATATCAAATAAGCACAAGCAAAAGACACCATGGCATAACCAACAGCATGAGATTTATTAAAAGAATAGTTACCACTTTTTTTAATTTCTTCCCATATAAAATTGGCTTCATTTTTTGATATAATTGCATTTTCAATAAACTCCAGTCCACATTCGTCAATAAGTTCAAGTTTCTTTTTCCCGATAGCTTTTCTCATATCATCCGCACGAGAATCTGTAAAATTTGCAATTTCTTTAACAATTCTCATTGCTTGTTCCTGATATGTTATAACGCCATAAGTTTCTTCAATAATATCAACAATTGATTTATACTCTGGTTTAATATCAAGTATATTTTTGTTATTTATCTTTACATCAACATAATCTGGTATGTTATCCATAGCCCCCGGTCGATATAATGCTTGGCAAGCTGATAGGTCATTGAATTCGTGAGCTTTAATCTTTCTTAATGTATCTTTCATTCCGACAGTTTCCATAGTAAAAACACCGTCAGTTTTTCCGACAGATAAGATATTGTCGTATATGACTTCATCATTAAGGTCAATTTTTGAAAAATCTTTCAAAGGTATATTACAGTCAATCAATGTTTCGGTTATTACATCGGCTGTCTTGAGACCAAGTAAATCAATTTTAACACCACCAATCATTTCAACATCAATTTTATCAGCCTGAAGAACAATTGTTCTTTTATCCGTAAGAGCTATTGGTGCAAAGTTTGATATTGGTTCGTTAAATATAATAATTCCAGCGGCGTGTTGACCAAAACCTCTAATAGAGCCAACTAATTTTGAAGCAATGTTGCATATTTCACGAAAATCTTTATTTGACTCATAGAATTTTTTAAAAGAAATGTTTTTTGGATTGTTTAATATTTCTATCAAACTCTCCATTTCTTCTTCGTCACCATCTATTTCATCTTCAAATTCTTCAAAATCAAATGATATTTCATATTTATCCTTATTTTTAAACTCGGTAGCCTTCATAACATTGTTTACTTCGACATAAGATATATTGAAATCTCCAGCAGATGAAACCATTCTAAAAGCATTATTGAATGTAAATTTGTTGTAATTTCTTATCATTGCGACCCTATCTATTCCATATTTGTCAATGATATAATCTATAACAGCATTTCTTTTTGTTTTAGCTAAATCACAATCAATATCTGCTATATTGGCGATATTTCCATCAAGTCTTGCCTTATTTAGAAATCTTTCAAAAAGTAAATTATATGGTATTGGGTCTACTTCAGTTATTCCAAGCAAATAACAAACCAAGCTTCCCGCTGAGCTACCTCTCGCACTTGAAGAATACCACCCTTGTCTTTTATAATAATTCATAAAATCGGCAACTATAAAAAAGTAATCTTCCATATTTGCACCACAAATTACATCTATTTCTGTATCTAATCTATTTTTATAAACTTCATTTTTTAAGTCAATTTTACGATAAGGTGCGTTTTCCATACATATATCATATAAACTTTTCATAAGTATCTCCATTTGATAAAATTTTATCACTATATTCATCAAGTAATTTTTGTCTATCATTCAAATATTTAATGTGAAGTCTACATAATGACCAAAGAACAAAATCAAATATCAGAAATATTGGCAACACAAAATGTTTTATAAATTCTCCTTTAATCCGCAAATTCTTCAATAATTATTCTTATTAAATTTTCAAATTCTGGATTTCTCCAAGCAACTTGAGCGTAATCTTTTGTATCCATTCCCTCTTTGTAGTGATAATAATTTTCATCTATATGTTTTTGGCAAGCTTTATGAGTCAAGAAAACATTTTGAAAATCATCTACAACAGCAGAATCTAATATTTCAAATTCAATGTCATTTCTATCTAATATATATTCCAAATTAAGCGATATATGCTGGAAATCAACTATGTTGTTTTCTATTTCTTCGCAAACTAATTTTGATTCTTCTTCTCCATACTCACACTCTATAAGCTCTTTTATTTCGTTCTTTAGTTCATTTATATCCTTATTTACATCCAGACAAACAGAATTATCATAATCACAATCATTTATTCTTAAATACTCTTTATCTCCACAACCATAAATAGCGGGTATTTCCTTTTTATTATTAATTTGAAAGAAAGTAACTTCTCTCTGCTGAAACCTTGTATCTTGATTCTTTAATTCATTTGCAAGTTCTTTCAAAAATTTAATATTTTCTTTATTTCTAAAATTATGTTTAGTCATTTTGACCTCCTATTATTTGTGAACAGGATTGATAAACACACAAACTAATAAAAAAATAACCCCATCTTCAAAGTCCACAAATTCCCTAAATAAAAAAGTGAAAAATCCAATTATTGTAGCTTGTAATATAAAAAATAATAAATCGTCTTTTTGCTTCATTATAATCCTCACATTTATTTTATTATTTTAACTTTACATTAAATTATTAATTTTGTCAAGGTACTTGGTATATATAAAAATAAAGCCTCAGAACGACAATATAATCGTCCTAAGGCTCTATAATCAATTTTTATTACATCATACTACATCAACATAGCCAAAGCATCATCGTTTGCTGTATCGTCATTATTTGGCGTCTGTGTTTGTGATGACATTCCACATTCATCTTCATAAGCTTTAATTAAAATTCTCTTTGCTTCATTATACACGCTTGAGTTATTGTCTTTTATGTATATAGACTTAGCTCCATTTACCCATTTTCCATCTTCCTTGTAAGAATTAGCCGGAATACCGATACTCATACCTTCATTCGATTCAAATAATTTAAAATTTTTAATTTCAATATATTCATCATCTTTTCCATCAAAATGAAATCTTATGTGACCTGTTCCTAAAAGTTTCGATTTAGCATTTCCTTTTTGATACCTAAAAAATTTACCTGCTGTTATTTTCATATTAATTCTCCTTTAATATATATTTTATTTCAGTAACTTCTTTTGGTTCACATTCAAAAACTTTTGCATATGTTTCACATCCCTCTTGTAGTTCTGTTTTTGGAACATCTGCTGTAAACATTATATATCTATCACTGAGTTTGTATATTGTCTCTCTTTCCAAAACCCATCTTCTGCCTCTGTCTATATCTTACTTTGGATTTCTTCAATATTTTCAAATTTAAAGTCACAAATAATATCATCTAAATCCGTTGCATATTTACTTCTTTGTAATTTTTCATTAATTGTTTTTAAAAGTTTTTTAAAATTCTTATCTGTAAATTTTTTCATAAATTTTCCTTCAATATAAATCTTCTATTATATTTTTCTTTTTTAAATCATATATTCTTTGAGTACTTAAATCAACACCCATTGGTACATTTCCAATGTCTCCATTTTTATTCTTTTCAATAATAACCTCAATAATATCTTTTTTTGCTTGTTTATTATACAAACTATCTCTATATAATGTTATTATTAAATCTAAATCTTGCTCAAGTGCAGAAGCTCCTCGAATATCATTCATTGTCATTCTTTTGTCTTCACGCATAACTAAATTTCTGTTGGGCTGAAGTATTACACAAATAACTATTTCTTCTGATTTCGCAAGTTGTTTAAGTGTTCTGGAGCAATTTTCTTTTTTTGCAACTTCGGAGTCACCATCAGTCATATTTATTTGATGAAATTGGTCAATAAATACAAAATCAAGCTTTTTTTTATAATTTTCCTTTTTTATAACTCCAACTATATCTTCAATGTTAAATATATCGTCAATGATCTTTATGTTTTCACACTTTGAAATTTTTTCAGCTGATTTCTTTATTTTTTCAACTTCATCTGGAGTCCATAAAACCTCTGAATCTTTTCCATTAAGACCAAATCTTATTTTATTTGCAGAAATTCCAGTCATACTTGAAATTCTTCTTGATATTATTTGTTCGGCTTTCATCTCGAGAGATATAAATAGTATATTTTTATCTTTTGGATAAGCATACATCAATTCATTAGCGAATAAGGTCTTTCCAGTTGAAGGTGGAGCTCCTATACCTACAAATTCAAATCCTTCAGTTGCAACAAAACTTAAACTTTCAAATGGAAACCTCGTTAACTCTCTTTTTTGATTTAACCATTTACTCACCACATCTTCCATAGAATATGTACTTGAATTTGAAAGATATGAATTAATTTCATTGCATTTTTTCAAAATATTATTTATTACGCCTCTTATACTTTCACCACAATTTACATTTGTGATTTCATGCTCAAGATGTTCCATAAGTTTACTTCTTACTTTTTCCTCCTGAATATTCGTTTGTAGAGCATGAGTGTTTTCTCTATAATCAATAATTCTCACTTCTTCTAATCTTCTCTTTTTATAATCTGGATAAGACTTCATTGATAAAAAGTCGTCAAAACTTATCGGCTTACTACTATTAAATCTCTTCATTATATCAAGAAATATTTTTTCATTAACTTCATCTTCAAAAAGATATTCGCCGAGTTTATATTCAACAATTAACTGCGGTTTATAAAATATGTTTCTTAATATCTGTAACTCTCTATCTGTTTCATCTGTTTTATTCATTTTTACATCCTATTTTTTGGAAATCAATCCTCAATAACCAAATTTCAATCATTTTTTAATGTAACTTTTATTCAAAATGTTACCCAATACATCAGACATATTAACCTTAACCGCATCTTTATGATATATTTTACCATCTTTCAACATAAATTTTAATGTTTTTCTCGTATAATTTAACGCATACGAGACCGAAGTTACTCTTGATGGTAACATTTTTATAACTGTCAATATGTCTTTATATTTAAACTTTGAAAGAAGATGTTTCTGAACAAAGGCATACATAGCCGTATATGGTCTTTTTTTGTCATGCGAAACATATTTTATGTTCTCGTAATCTTCAGTTCGATCAAGCTTAATTGCCTCACATATTCTTTTCATTTGTAAATTTCTATTTTCGCCTTTGTTCATAACATTCTCCTTATATTACACTATATTATATTAAAATATTCCCTTTTTAATAAGATATATTCCAGTGGAAATAATATCTGCCATATTTGGGCTTTTAACTTTCTTAATCGTTTCCTTGTTGACTTTTTCAGTAAGCCATTTAACATAATCTGACTCAATTTTATATGCTCCATTTCTGGATAAAAACTCTATGGCTTTACTTTTGAACTCATCTTTGGTTAATCCTTCAGATAAATCCATAGTAAACACTTCGTTTTCTGAAATTTCTGTCTTGTTCTCTTTTTCTATTATTTTTTCCTTTTTAGCTTCTGGCTTTACAACTTTAGTATTTTCTTTCTTTGGTTCTTCTTTTTTTATTTTTATTTTAGGTTGAACATTATTTGTCGACACTTCATCTTCAACTTTTTTTACATTCGTTGGAAATACTTTTTCTACATCTGGACACTGATAATAATATGTAACATTTTTACCGTTATCTTTTGTTGTTATTGAAGAAAAATCTACTCCATATTCACCTTTAACTTTTTTCTTGTCATCAAATACTTCAACAAGAGTAAGTTCTGGATGTTTTTTAAGGTCATATAAATATCTACCAATTCCCCACATAACTCCAGCTCTTTTTAATGAATCGGATATTCCACCTTTAAACGCCTCAACATCTGAAAAGTCAGCTCCATCCATTTTAGTAATCCACTCTTCCTTGTCGTTTCTAATGGAAATAGAATGAATCATACCACCAACTTCTTCTTCTTTATTATATTTTGTTACTTTAATAGAGTTAATCGAAAGTATTTCGTTTTTCCAATTATCAGAACCAAATACATCATCAAGTCTATTTTGCACTCCTCTGGAATCTACATAGCAGAGTAATCTAACCATTTTTCTGTTTCCCCAATTCATAATACCACCTTGAGGTCTAAACTGTAAATATTCCTTGCTAAATGGTTTTTTCAATTCCTGAATCTTTTCTTCAAATGTCATAAAATTATCTCCTCTATTTTAGTTTTCTTGGACAATCCAATTCAATAAATTCTAATATAATCTGATTTTTGTCTCCATACAACTTATTGCAATTTCCAGAATATATTATTGAGTCGTTGTCCATTATTCCTTCAAACTCATTTTTTACATCTCTTTGAACTTCATCCATAAAAAATTTCTCATAATTGTCTTTATCTGGAGTAACTATTCTTGGAATATATTTACCAAATCTTTCGATATATTCTTTTCCTTTCTTATTAAAAGTCTTTTTATCTTTCAAAAACCAACTATCTGGATATTTTTGAATAACATAAGTATTCATTATAGTTGGATTCTCGTCAATTCTTTTAATTTTATTTTTTATATATTCTGTAAATATATTTCTAAAAATCTGTTTAGAGCCAGACCTATCTTGCGTAAAAGTTCCAAATTTTGTAACTCTCGGTCTTTCCTTTACAAATCTATTCAATGCGAAGCTTTTGCCTTTATTCTTTCCTTTTTGGTATGTTCCCTTACTTTGTAAATCTATATCAACTTCTATTTTGAAAGAATTTTTTATACTTTTCATATGTGTCTGATAAAACAAGTTATATTCAAAATTTAAACCTTTGTCTTTTGTGTTTATAACCCTAACATCAGATGCTTTAATCATTTATTACTCCAGATGTCAATATTCTATATCCGTGTCGGATATTTTGTAAAGTAAATTCTTTATCGTTCTTATAAAAACATATTTTTCCACTTTTGTCAAGTTTTATTTTTCTCATACAATTTTCTTCTTCAATATATCCGGTTATATTGGCAGTTTCATAATTTTCAAAATCAATTATACTCTGGTAACTGTCAAAATTTTCAGACTTACCCTTAATTTCAATTTCTTTAATATATTTGTCTTTAATTTTTTTTACTTTAACTGACTCGATATTACTTAATATATCTTTTACATTCTGAAATTGTTTTTCGCTGACTTTTTCAGATTCAATTAATACATTTTGGGTTTCAGCATATTTAATGAACTCTTTTATAGCGTGTTCATCTGAATCGTAGAATGCCACAAAATCTTCAAAGAATACTATATTTGCCTGTACTATTTTCTTGTATTCTTTTTCAACATTTACATCAACATCTTTGTCAAATTCTTCAATTTTAAAAGATTTAAGACAATTAAATGTCATTTTAATACAATCTTCATTTTTGCCACTTATCTTCAAATAATACCCATCTTCATTTCTTTTCAATATTTCTGTAAAGTGTGAATCGCAATCATCAAAATCTCCAAAATAATACTTAACATTGGTGTTTTTCTCCAAAGCAATTACATCTGTAAATTCATTATTCATATATTCTCCTTTAATTTTAATCTGGTATCCCATTTGTAACTTTAAAATTCAATTCGTCTATTTCCTCTTTTAGGCTTTCATTTTCATCTTCAAGTTTTTCTATTTTTTCTTCAAGTTCCGCAATATCCGAATATTTTTCATTCAAAATTATTTTTGTACCAATGTAATGGTCAATTTTATCAAATTCTAAATCATAATTAGATTTTTTGGTTCTTAATTCAATTTTAATATCTTCTTTTCCTTCAAATATTCCCTCAATTATTGTGTCTATGTTCATAATTCCTCCATTTTAAAAATCTCTTATTTTTATTTTTGCCTTGTTTAATTTCTAAGTATATCATTCTCATCCTCTTTATTTGAACCAGAAGTCAATTTCTCCAGTAAATTCTGGCAATCTTATTTTTGAAGTATCAAATTCTTGATTAACACTATCTGCAATTTTATGCGTGTTCATTATAGAATTAACTATATCACCTTTTTCAAGATATGTCAACTTACCAAGTACCTCTCCTGTTGTATGTAAGTGAAAATCATTTGTTTTGAAATAATCCATTTCACTTACCTTCTTTTTCATACTGGAAGCCATCATATAACGCTGTCCTATTGCATCAGACTCTTTTTTATAGTGGCTATCCGAAGTAACAACTAAAGGTATATTATATTTTTTACTCATATCTGACAAGAACATATTATAAGAAACTTGGTCATCTTCTGTAAATGTTTGAATTTCCAGATAAAAATTTTCTTTCAAATATTTTTTAAATAACTTTATTAACTCCTCCTTGTTGTCAACTCTGTTTATTGGCGAATTTAAACATCCAGATAAAACATAAGTGTCCTTAAGTCTTAATATATCTCTAATTTGAAACTTTACGGTAACCCTACCTTTTCCATAATATTCTTTATAAACATATTTATTATTGAGTTTAAATAAATTAACAAGAGCTTCATATGTTTTAGGTATAAATGTCATATGATAGCTTTTTATTCGTTTTTCTTTTATTTTTGCTTTACCTGTTTTTTTATCTTGACATTCAATGTATTCCAATGGAGCTAATACATAAGCTTCAAATCCAACTATAGGTTTTATATCATTCTTTTTGCATTCTTTTATAAACTTTAACCATCCTTCAAATTTCCCATGCTGAGTGATACATAGAGATTTAAGCTTGTTTTCTTTGCAGAATGAAATCATATCTTCATATTTTAGCATCCCATCGAGCTTATCAAAACTTGAGTGATTGTGCAATGGTATTGGTGCTAATGGTAAATTATTCATTATTATCCTCATATTTCATATCTTTTATTAAATTTTATTTTTTGTACATTTAAAAAATATTCTTTTCCACCTCTACTATGACGGACTTTTTCTCCATTTATTAACTTTAAGTACTCAAATTCATTCATTTTGTTATAAAAAATATTTCTTATTTGTTTTATTGTTGGAAAATCTTCAAATATTGCAATGTTATTATCGAGCAACTCCCAAGAGTTTTCATTTTCTTTTACTAAATACACAGCTTTCTCCTATTTATTAAACCATAATACCCCTCATATTGTGAATTTGAATAAATTCATTTTTTTCTGAGCAGGCGGTACTCGTTCAAACCCTTTTGCCGGTGTCATAGCACAAGCTCTATCATAGCACTGACACGCTATCATTGAACCTACAACTATAACATCCAATGATAATGATGACAAAAACTCTATACCGTCTTCTGTTGGCTTAAAAACGGTTTTAACATATGTTACTGATTCGTTTTGTATTACTTCTTCAACCGGTGTTGCGTTCAGGATAAACCCCGATGGTTCAACCTGATATTCTTCTCCTGTTTTTTCCGATAGGAAATTGATAGGATGCGGTGTAGTGTTAACCATTTTTAAACCCTCGATTGTTGTGATATTAATGTTTCTCATATATTGCCTCCTTTAAATTTTTATCTTTTCTATACTTATATCATAACAGAACCAGTGACCTCAGACAAATATTATTTTAGGATATATTAAATCCTTCTAAATCTATGATGATATTGATATTTTCCATGTTTTATTTCTCCTTATATTAATGCAAATTCATTAACAGCTTTTTTCATTCCATTTTTTGACAAATTTGCATATCTTGTTGTGGTTTGTAAGCTTGAATGTGACATCATTTTTTGAACAAAATTTATATTTGCTCCAGCTTCAAGTGAATGAGTCCCAAAACAATGTCTCAGTGTATGCGGATGCAGTCCAACTTTTTTACATACTTTGAAAAAATTCTGTCTTGACATTCTTTCATTTCTGTTATTTGAAAAAAGATAATCAGTTTTACTTTTTGAGTTTGAATTTATAAATGCTCGGATTTTATTGACCATATTAACAGAAATTGGTAAAGTTTCCATCTTATTTCTTTTTCTGATAACATTAACAGAGCCATCTTCAAAATTAATATCGGATACTTTTATATCTAATGCTTCAGATACTCTGAAACCCACTGAATATATAAATTCAAACATCATTTTATGTTTATTATTATCTATATTTGAAATTATCTTTATTAATTCTTCTCTTTCTGGAATTTCTTCCTCAAAATTGTTGTAAACTTTCTTCATAGGTAAATTTTCCATAAAATTACTCATGTTAAAATATTTTGAAAAGAACTTATTAATACATTTTAAAGCAAATAATTTCTGATTATATGTAGAAGCTTTATCTTTATAAAAAGTTAATAACTTTTTGAAATTATCCTCTGATATATCACCTAAGTTAATAAGTTGCTTAAGAACAATAGAATAACTTTCTATTGTCTTTTGACTTAAACCATTGTCGATAGACAAAAATGTCTCAAATGAGCTAAAATCAATCTTATCTGCTTTAATTATATTCATATTGTAACCTCCATTTTTAATTTATATTATATATAATAACATAACCGAACACCATTGTCAATTTATTGTTATGGGATATATTAAATACTCTTTTATATCTTCATCAGTGTTTGGGTTTTCCCATTTTAACCCAAATTTATTATATCCTTTAGCTCTATTTTCAACAAAACCTATTGCATCCTCAATGTTAGAATAGCCACCTTTTGATATTGCAAACATTCCGTCCCTATAATTTACACCTACAATATAAACATGTTCCTTCATCTTGACCTCCATTTTATTATTTTGAAAATTATTTTTATTGGAGTTGAATTAAAACTTAAGTTATACACTCTATCACCAACCCAAAATAAAACATCTTTACCTAACATAATATATATTTTATACAAAATTTTTGCAAGTTTTCTTTTTATTGTACCGGATTCCTTGTTAAAAAATAATTCATACACTACATTTTGAGAGTTTTGTTCTATATTGTAGCATTTGTTGCCCCAGTCACAATAAAATATTTCATTTTTACACTTAATGTTGAATTTTTTAAATATTAACTTGATAAAAATAATATTGTTTTTACTTACGGGATTCCAGCCAGAATATAAATCTTTTATAATTTTAGGGACATATAAGTATTTTAATTCTTTATTTGTCGTATTAATTAGCATTTTTGTTTCTGACCAAAACCCCAAAAAATTTGAAGACATGGAAGAATATGGTCTATATCTTTTCAGATTAAGGTCTCTTATTAATTTTATACTTAAATTGTAATAACCACCCCAACCTATAAATAATATTTCATGGAATTTACTTTTGTAAATAATTTTTAAATATTGATAATATATATTTCCGTAGCATCCAGACCTCTCTTGTATAACTTTTGAATATTTTTCTTTTTCTTCAAAATATAAAGATGTTTTATGTACATTTAACTTTAATCCAAATTTTCTTAAATTTCTGCTCCTTGTACACTCTCCATCTATAATTAATATGTTTACCCATTCCGATGATGCCATATTTCCTCCAATCAATCTAATACAAATAATTTCTCAGTTGCTTTCTTTGAACCAGTATCTTTTGTTAAACTTGAGACCATTTCTTTTTGCCATACGCATTTAAAATCTTCTGGTGCATTATATTCAGAAACAAATATATGATGACCACTTAATCTCATTACTCTGCACCAATTCCAGAATTTTTCATGGTCAAATTTATTTTTATAACTTGTTGTATTTTGATAGGGTGGGTCACAATATATTAAGCAATTACTCGGATAATTAAAATCATAATAGTTTAAATTTAAAAATTTTACATTTTGAAGATAGATAGATTGCTTTATTGCACTTTCTTTGCTTCTTCTTGTTTGTGTTTTCATGTTTTCTATACAACCTTTTGCATCACTTACATCTCTTCTGTATCCTCCAAAAAATTTTCCACCAAAAGACATTGAAAAACGCAACAAATCCAGTGATTCCATCAACTCTTTTGAAACTTTTGTAAGCATTGTACATATCTTCCGTTATTATGTGTGGTATAGATTTCACATCATCTCTTATAAATTTTAATGCTTCGATTACATAAGAATTAATGTCCAATCCTATTCTTTTATATTTTGACGGAACTTTATCAATCATGTTTCCACCACCAACAAATGGTTCAATCCAAATTTCCAAGCTATTTCTCTCCATATATTCGAGCATTATTGGTAAAATATGTTTCGCTATTCTATTTTTACTGCCCATATATTTCATAATTTCACCTCTTTTCCAGAATACAAAATCCATGTTATATCCGAAATGTTTTTGTATTCATATATAGAGTCAATCATATTTGATATTAGCTTTACAATATAATCGTTACCTTCTATCTTTTCAATTATATAATCTTCAGATTTTCCAATTCTTAATTTCATCGCCTCTCCAGATTTTATTCTTTCCGTTAATTTTTTTATCTTATCTTTTGTGAATTTGTTCATTTATTTTCCTCCACATATTTGTTATTGAAATAATCAAGAACCGAATATGTTATAATATTATAAAATATAACAAAACTAAAAAGAAATGTCAAAAACAAATATTCTTTTGTATCTATATCGGATAACAAAAAGCATAAAAGCAATGATATATTAGATAAAATTTGACGATAAAACATCATATTATTCACCTCTCGTTTTATTATATTCTTTAAATTCTTTTTCTGCTCTTGCACCAACATATATACAAGAAAAACCTATAAAACCAACAAATAACATTATCAATATAACAATTAATTTAATCATTTCTTCTCCTTAATTTTAATATTTTAATCCAATTTCAGTCAAACATCTTCCCCTTGAAGTTGAATCTATTAATCCAAGAGATGACATTGGTAATTCTATTTCACTTTCAAATACTTTTTGTCTATTAAATCCCATAGCTATAGATAGTCTTTTAATTGACATTGGTTTGTTTTCGTTTCTTTTAAAAAACTCAATAACACCTAAGTGTTTTTTATTTAATCCGTTTTCGTCAAGTCCTATTTCTTCAAAATAAGAATTAACTAAATCTATTGACAAACATTCATCTTCCAGTATAGCTATTTCTTCTATACTTTTTAAGTGACCTATTGCAATTCTTGGAATTCCAAATGACCTTTTTGCAATTTCAATACCGATTTTTATTTGCTCGGATTTTTTCATTTCTATTATAGCTCTACTTTCTATTATTTTGCCCATTTCTTCATGAGTATAATCATCTATTTCAATTTTAGCTTTGAATCTTGACGAAAAGGATGGTTCAAATTTTTCAATGTCAGTTGTTGCACCGATTATGCAAATTTCTGGAAGCTCTATGATTTGATTATATCTTAAATATGTATTATCCTCCATTAATCTGTAAATATGATTTGCCAGTATTTTTTTATCTAAACATTGGCATTCTTCAAAAAATAAAATCGTCTTATCATTTATTTTTTCCATTAATTCAAAGAAGTCTTTATCTTCTTTCAGTTGGTCTGCTGGTACTTCTATAAAATTAATACCCATTTTTGAAACAAATATCTTAACAAGCATTGTTTTACCCATACCGCCTTTAGCTGAAAGTATAAAATGTTCTGGCATTATATTTTTTTCAAGAAATAATCTCGTTTTTCTGTTTAATACCTTTTTAGCATAACCTCCACCAATAAAATCATTCCAATCTAAATCAAAACTTGGTATATAACTTATTTTTTCTTCTTCCTCTTCATTATCTTCAATTTCTTGTATTTCAATAATCTCTTTTTTATCAAAGCTACCACTTAATAATTTTATATTAATTATGATAGTTATTATTAAAAATATATATGCAATCATGACTCCTCCTATGCTGGAATAATATCTAACAAATTTAAGTATAAATCATCTTTTTCTTTTGCATCTTTTATTCTTGTAGGATTTTCATGTTTGGTTATTATTGTTGTGCCACAATCCTCAAAACTGTCAACACGAATAATATAATTTGTATCACTATTTTTTGAAATTTTATTGACTATTTTTATATATTTTGAATAATCGTCAGTTGCATATTTTCTGTTGTTTATAGCGTCCTCTATGGTATAGTTTCGGTATGGTTTATTTATTAACATATTCAATATCTCCTTTTATTTTATAGTTTTCTATTTGACTTATTCCCCAAGTGTTAATACTTATTTTTCTCAAATAATATATTTTTGTATATAACATATTTGTGTCTAAATTTCTTGTAGTGTACCTAACTTGATAATGTTCATCATCTATTTTGAAAATATTTCTATTATAAAAATATGATATAGTTGAATCATCATTAATTATATATGAATTATTTTTAGGTATTACTTTTTCAATAGAATTTACTACAGAATTCTCTTTGAGTTCAACGGTTGAACTCAAAATATCGCTTTCACAACCAGTTAATAAAAACAAAATAACTACCAAAAGCGTTATTAATAATATTTTATTTTTAATATAGAGAATATTTTCATTTATATTTACAAATTTATTAATATTTTTTTGTGTATTGTCTAAAACAATTCGTTCCGGAAAATAGGATGAATCCTTATTTGATGTGAAATTCCATATATTTGCATTTATAGAACTCCATTCTTTTAAATTATGTTTTTGAATTAACTCTTTTTCATTTACTAAAACCCAATCATAATAAAAATTATCAACTATAACCGAATATTTTTCTTTTTCTTCTAAATAATCATATATAAAATCAATATATTTATGTAAATTTTTATCTGTATTTTTTGTTAGCGAGTATATATTAATATATTCAATTTCTTCATTGTTTTCATAAAAATCTGGAGTTTCTCTTTTTTCAAATTTCAAATAAATATCGTTTGAATTTAAAATTTTATATAATTCTGATATTATTCTTTTTTTCATTTTCACCTCCTATTGTATATCTTTTCTTTTTTTGTGTCTTAATTTTTTTTGTTCTTTTAACACAAAATCCAGAGATTCAATTTCGTTAAATTCTCCGGTATTCATATTAAAGTATCCAATATTTTCATATCTTTCATACTTTAAGCAAAAGATATTAAAAATATAAATGCTCGGATATTTTTTGAAGTAATTATAGGCACTTTCAAAAGTAAAGAATTTAAAAAATGGGTTTGAAGCCACCATAAATATTTCATCTGGATTATATCCAAGCTTTCTTATTTTTTCTTCAAATATTTTATTCATATTTTCTCCTTATGCACATTTCTTAAATTTATATTATTTATATCTTGTGTTATAACCATCCGATAATAATTTATTTTTTACTTCTCCCGTTATGTATCCTTTTTTTATTTCTCTTATATCGTCCGATATTAAAGCTGTTCTCTGAGATATACCAAATAATATTTTATATTGTTTAACAGTCAGATTATGCGATTGCCATATATGTGCAGAAAGACTTCTAAAAGACTTTCCGCATATATGACATACAAGTTTACCCTCAGAGTCTTTAATAACCTTAGAATAGTCTTTATGGCTCTTAATCAATTCATCTATATTAAACTTAAATACATTCAATTTGATGTCTGTTGGTATTGATGATGCTTTTAATCTTGTTTTCATAATATGTTCTCCTTTAATAAAAAGGTTTAAAATTCTACTATACTATAAAAATATAGAAAATTTTATGGATATTTAAAATATATAGATATATCCATAATTTTTTAATAATTCATTTTTAAATCTCCCTATAGGGATTTTTAAAATTTTCCTATAGAGAGATTGTAAAAAATGTATAAACTTTTGAGTTTATACGAGTAAACACTCATTTAACTCTTTTTAAAAGTTACAGTACCATCTTTCTTTAATACATATTCAAAATCTTCTCCACATGAACATTTATATTCTACGACACCCCAGCCAAGAAAACCATCAGTTGGAAACCATCTTGTTGAATGTCTCAATAACTGAGCAAACTTATAAGAAGGGTCATCGCCCCTTTCTTTAGCAAACTCTTCATTGAACTTAGTTAACCACTCAATCATTCCTTCTGGATAACCATCGTAATGCTTATAAACTTTTGCTACTTTGAAACCTTCGATTTTAATGATTGCTCTTGTTGACATATGTACCTCCTTTTTATTTATAATATATTACACTTTCATTATTTCGTACTCAATGTATCATTT